CTTAAAGAAAAAGGGAAAGACCTTATGAGGTTTGAACTTGGCGATACAATGACTGAGGGAAAATCAGACACTTGTGCATTGACTGATGAGGAAATTACAGCAGCGATAGAAACATATCCAAAAAGTTGGAAACGCGCTAAGCTTATGCTTCTTGAAAGCATTTTTAGAAGATTTTCATATGAAGTCGATACAAAGACAGGACCATTGAGTTTGTCGCTTTCTGAACGGGCAAAACTTTGGAAAGAAGATTACGAAAATCTTAAAGAAGAAGTTAAGCGAGAGAGTCAACATCCACCAACGGTATATGGCCGGCAAAAAAGTCGGCCATATTTTACGCCTGATATGCACAAGAATATGAGGAGTATACTATGATTAATGCGAAATTGATGTACTTGAGACCCGGAAATATGTTCAAAGATTTTATAATCTTAACCAAAACACCTTCTCTGAATTCTTCAAATAAACCGGTAAAAAGTTATTCAAAAAGCGGAAATCTTTCAGGCTGCCTTGCAGACGCAGATGCTGAGGTGAAATCAGATTGGAAGCAGCGCGGTCATACTATTTCTCATGTTATTGTGCAGAAGGGCAAGCCAAAGGTAAAAATTGGTGATAGCCTTGAATTCGATGGCAGATTCTTTTTGGTACATGGATTTGATGATATGGGTAGCCTTGGCATAGCTGTTCAATATTTCTGTGAAGAACGATATGACTTGCAGTAAGGGTGATGTGGTATGGAACTATGGGTTTCTGTGAATAAAAATGGGAAATCTTATGAAAGAATGATTTCCCCAAAGATAAAATCTGTAACCTCAAATGTAAATCATACGATATTTTCTCGTGCGGTTTTATCATTAAATGCACTAAGAAATGCAGAATTAGAGGTTTTATCCGGCAAAAGAAGTGGCCGAATCTATAAAAAGCCAAATGTTAAGAAACGTTATCAAACTTCGGCGGCAGGCGAGCCACCGGCAAGCCGTACAGGTGCTTTAAGACTGCATTGGAGTGGAACCGTGCAACAGACAGCTTCCACAAGTAATGGGGTAAGGATAATCGCGGAAATTGAGAGCAATTCGCCATATGCTGGGTATTTGGACAAAGGTACTTCTAAGATGGCGCCACGTCCATTTTCCAAACGTATTCGCGATAAAGCCGAGCCGGAAGTAAGGCAAATCTTCGGAACCCCATATTTATGACGAGGAGATAGATAATATGATTATCAAAGAGGATAGACCAATATATGATTTGTCTAAAATCAAAGAAAAAAATGCCGCATGGGCAAAACATAAAACATGGAGTGAGGGAAAGGTAGGCCTCATTGCAATTGCAACAGAAGATAGCCTTGTGATTCAATTTCAGCCGACTATACGTAATGTTACAAATCATTTTAAAATTCCTGTAACTGAAGCGGCGGCTGGAGAATGGGAAATCAGGATAAGTGGTGACCTGAAAGATATAATCACATTATGAGGGGAAGAAAATGACATTAGATGAACTGCTATTTAAAAGAATGGCTGGAGACGCATTGCTGGCATCACAGATGGTTACATATATGATGGTGCCAGCTATTTTTTATCAAAATGCCCCGGATGATACCGACTCCGGATGGGAAGGACAGCAGTACCCTAGGATATGTTTTGACTATAATCTACAGGTTGACATCGAAAGAAAAACAGCCGGAAGATTATGTGTGTCAGTTTTTTGTATAGCCAATGAGGGGCTAATGCCCGTACGTATTGAAAGCGAAGTCAAAAGGGTATTCAAAGATATTATCTTAACTCCGGATGAAGCAAATCCGTTTTGTCTCACATGGTCAAAATCAGAATATTTCGATATAGGCAAAATCGAAAGAAAAGATTCAGATACAATGATATGTGGTGTTGATGTCTATTTTGACGTCATAGAATATCCAAATCAAGAAACAACATCTCCCGACCCAATCGTAGGACTGAATTATTTCTTGAAAAATTTATATTCGGAAGCTTATGTTATTGGAATTGACAATCTTCCGGATATAATTGATACGGATATGGAGTCACCGGTAATATATGGCCGGCTTGATACAAGTGAGAAGACTGGCATAACAAATACTATTGTATGGTTTTCGGTTAAAATTGCTGTTCATGTGCTCTGTTCCGAAAGTGATATAAGGAAAAAAATAGTAATGGCAATTGCAAACGCCTTATCTGTTCAAGGGGAGATTATATTGTTGGATAAATCACCAATGACTATTGAGCACTTAAAAGTGAATCATACGGCAGATTATTTGACGCAGGGACAACTACAGATATCTTGCCGATATGGGATATTGAAACCGCGTGAAAAAAAGCATGTACTGATTGGCGGAAAAATCATAACAAATTATTAAATTGGAGGTAGAATGATGGCAGAAAAAGAAGCTGACAAGACAAAGGATATTAAAGATATCCCGGATGTGGTTAAGAAGAAATCCGAAAAGGCAGCGACTTATACAGTAAAAGAGCTGGCTGCTGAATCAAGAAAATTATTTGACTGTGCGCCGGAATGTGTCGTTGCGGCAATGCTCAGTGAAAAAAAGGAATGCGCAAGTATTAGTGAGGCATCAGGTGTTGTCTCACGTTTTCTTAGAAAGGAGATTGTGTGATGGGTGGCATTTATATTAACGGTGAAAGTAAAATACGCCCTGGGGCATATTTCAGGGTTACAACAGGTGATGAAAGGACTGTAGCAAAAGTCAAAGGCATTGTGGCCGTGTTATTTAAGGCGGCCGGAGGTCCGGTTGTCCCTAAAGAAATTTTTTCTGAATCCGAATTGAAAAAGTTATATGGTGATACCGAAACAGTGGATGCCGCTGCTTTGGCGTTTGCAGGCGGCGCAAAAGAGGTAGTTGCGGTAAGAATCGGCAATGGTGGTACAAAGGCAACCGTGGCATTGAAGGAACAGGGTGGTGAAAGTGCAACAGCTGTAACGATTACCGCAAAATATCCGGGGAAAAGGGATTTTACTGTGACTGTAAGGGATGCGCTTGATACGGAAGATGCAAGGGAAGTTATCATATACGAAGGGCAGCAGGCGTTTGAAAAATTTGTTTTTTCCAAGGGTGATAACGAATCAAAGGCACTTGCAGAAGCTATGGCTGATTCGATGTATTTTGATGTTGAAGTCAATACCGACGGGAAAGTGCTTGCCGATTCCGTACAGACGGCATTTTCTTCAGGGACAAACCCTAATACTTCAACTCAGGATTATGCCACAGCGCTTGAATTGCTTGAAATGTACGATTTTGATGTCATTGCGGTTGACACAGAAGATACGGATATCCATAAGCTTGTTGTTGCGTATATTGACCGAATTTATGAAGCAGGTCAGCTGGCAATGACCGTATTGGCAGAAAAAAGCAGTGTTTTGCTGAAAGACCGTATGGCGCATGCAAAGGAATTTAACAGCGAAAAGGTAATTTATGTGGTGAATCCGGAAATTTCTGCAGGAACAAAGAAGCTGGATGGCTATCAGACGGCTGCACGCATCGCAGGAATGGTTGCCAGCGTAGAATCAAACATGTCGTTGACACATACGGTTCTTGAAGGTATCACAGAGCTTGTTGACAGACTTACGCCATCACAGATTGAAAGTGCCGAATTATCAGGCTGCCTTGTCTTATCGTATAGTCCGGGAAAGAATGTATGGATTGATAATGCTATTAACACGCTTGTAGAACCAGCGGCGAATCAAGATAATGGATGGAAGAAAATCCGTAGAACAAAGACGCGGTATGAGCTCATCCGACGTGTCAATGAAGTTGTGGAGGTTTCCATTGGTAAAATTGACAATGACACAAATGGCAGGGCAACATTGATTTCAAAGATTCAGGATATTGGTACATCCATGATTGAAGAAAGCAAGTTATTATCCTGTATCGTTTCAGAAAATCAGAATATCGTAGCTGATGGAGACGCAGCATATTTTGATATCGATGTTGTTGACAAAGATTCTATGGAACATATTTACATGACGTATAAGTTCCAGTTCAGTACAAATGTAGAATAGGGGGGCTAATAAATGGCTATCAATGAAAGAGCAGCAAAAGATGCGAGACATTCCCGAAATGGAAGCGACGGCGCTATTTATAATGGCGACGGCGAACTGCTTGCGACCGTCGAAAGTTTTGTCAGCCAGGTCAGATCGGAAGAGCACACGTCT